GTGTTCGAGGCCAAGAAGATTTCCTTCCGGCGTTCGTCCATTCAGATGATTGCCGGTCCGCCTGGCTCCATGAAGACTGTCCTCATGCTCAACATCGTGGACTCCATGGGCCCTGATGTTCCAACCCTGTACCACAGTTCAGACTCCGACGACTTCACCATGGCCACTCGTGTGCACGCTATGCGGACGGGCATGAGTACGGACGAGTCGGAGTTGCTCATCATGACCAACCCTGATCTGACTCAGGCTGCGCTTAAGGACTTCTCTCACGTCAAGTGGAGTTTCCATGCGGCACCCACGTTGGATCACATGTGGCAGGAAGCTGAGGCTTTCCGTGAGGTACATGGTACGTATCCTCACCACACCATCATCGACATCCTTATGGATGTCGACTACGAGGGGGCCGGAGAACAGAACTACTGGGCCCTCATGGCGGAGCTGAAGGTGATGGCTCGTGACCAGCAAACAGCGCTCACGATTGTCCATCACACATCAGAGTCAGCCAAGGGTGGCACGCCGCCTCCCCGTTCAGCCATCATGGGTAAGGCGAATCAGCTTCCCACTTGCATCATCACCCTTTGGGGTGATGCGCATAACGGATCGCTGGATGTGGCCGTCGTCAAGAACCGCTTCGGTCCGCAGGATGCAATGGCAAACAAGTTCTTCCGCATGAAGGCTGACCCTTCGATCTGTAAGATCGAGGAGGCGGAGGACGTAGATCTCATCTTCCGTGACGGGACTTCCGTGGATGATGACGAAAAGATCGATCTCTTCAGGGAGTAATCATGGGTGGTAGGTGTGCTGGCTGTGGCCAGCCGCACGGCAAGTGCTACTGCAATCCTCTTCCGCCTGGCCCCACACCGAGCGTGAAGTGATGTGCTGCTCTAATCCGTGCCTGGTTCCGACCTGGCATGGTGGAGTGTACGGTTACCTGTGCACCAACTGCTTGGCCTTCAGTCCCGCCGGGGGTGGACAGTGAGTGGCAGCTTCTCCGTCTGTGGCGGAGGATGTAGCGGTACTGGTGTAGTGCTAGTTCCGCGCCTTCTGCAGGCCGAGAAGGAAGGCGTTGCCGCCGGAGCCGAGGTTCTGGTAGAGCAGCAGTGCCAGCCCTGCCAGGGCACCGGCTGGGTGAACGGATCCAGCCGTGGCTGAGGCATTCATCGTCACCGGATTTCTCGGCGTCCTGCTGACGCCGGGGATCATCGTGACAGTCTGGTGGTACAAGAGTCATGGAAGATGACGAGCTAACTTCCTGCGAAGAGTATGGCCACCTGTACGAACCCTGCTACGGCCCTGACTGTGATGAAGATTGCAGCATCAGGACGTGCGCAGACTGCGGGGATGAGTACGAGGATGACTAGTCAGAGTAGGAAGCATCGTGGGTACCGAACTCAGGCGGCGTTCGCTCAGTACATTCGGACGCTATTCCCTTATGCTGAACCTACGGGGGCAGGCCGTCAGGGTCGTGACATTCTCAGTACGCCTGGCGTCTGGTTCGAGCTCAAGGCGAGGACCGGATTCAACCCCCTCGCTGCGCTGAAGCAGATCGAGAAGGAGAAGGCGGAGATCACAACTGCCGACCATGGTGTCGCAGTCCTCCGCATGAACGGGCAAGGCGAAGCAAACATCGGAGAGTGGGTGGTGTGCATGCGAGTGGACACGCTCACTCAACTCCTCAAGGAGGCTGGATATGGGCAAGAAGGATGAGCTGATGGATGACACCGTCCTCGCTTACGAGCAGAGTACGGGCAGTCTTCCGGATACTCGCGACTATGTCGCAATCGAGGACGCCGTGAGCGGCTACATCGCCGAACAAGAGGCGACGTCAAATGAGGGCCAGAGCAACAGCTGACAGGGAGTGGCCGATCTTTCCGATCGGCCCCATCCTTGAGATGTATGGCGGCGAACCCGTGCTGGATGATCGTGGTTGGTACGCGTACTCTTGTCCCTTCGGGGAGATGCATTCCTCCGGTGACGACAACAGTAAGTCAGCGTCCGTCAACACCGTAATCCATGTGTTCGTATGTCATGGCTGTGGGATGAAGGGTAATGCCACACAGCTCATCATGAAGAAGGAGAACGTTCCCTATGGGACAGCTCTCAATCGTGCAAAGGAAGTCTCTGGAGCGAGCAACGCTCCAGTACCAGGAACACCTGGAAGAGGCCGAGAAGTATCTGGCCGGTCGGGGAATCGATCTGGAAGCCGCGCGTTCAAGCGCACTTGGCGTCGTTCGTGATCCGATCCCAGGGCATGAGCACCTGAATGGCAGGCTCGCCATCCCGTACATGACACCAGGTGGACCGGTGAACATGAACTTCAGGTGCATTCAGGATCACAAGTGCAAGGACTTCGGTCACCCGAAGTACATCATGTGGTCCGGGCTTGAGGTCAACCTGTACAACGTTGAGGCACTGCATATCGCAGGGTCCGCCATCGCTGTAGCTGAGGGAGAGATTGATGCTCTCAGTTCGTCACTCGCCGGGATCCCCTGCGTGGGGATCTCCGGCGCCAACAAGTGGCAGGATCACTGGAACAACATCTTCGAGGACTTCACCCGAATCTACGTCTGGCAAGAGGGTGATGAGGCGGGGAAGAAGTTCGGTGACCGAGTTGTTATGGAAGTGGGGGCCATCAGGGTTCCCCTTCCTGACTCTCAGGATGTAAACTCGATCTGGATTGAGCAGGGCAAGGACGCCCTTCGAGCGAGGATCCGCAAGTGAGCAAGACCTTTCGCGGCTGGGCGGAAGTGGAGGACTGGAACATCCATCGGGCGTTCCGCCGTCCAGCCAAGCGTAAAAGTGAGATCGAGTGGCGCAAGTCTGCACTCGAAGAGATCGAAGAGTGGGAGCAGGAAAATGAGTGGAACAGTGTACCTCATTCTGAACGAGACGACCTTCCACGGGACCGATCAGGTGACGACTGAGGCTGTCGAGGCGTCGCTTGACCTTCAGGTTGTCCTGGATTCCATTCAGGATATCGCTGCCGACAATGACGTCTACGTGGCAGACGACGCAGATAGCGTCGTCCTCAAGGGTGAGTACGGAACTGGCGTGGACACCGATGAGTACTACATCGTAGAGATGGAGCTGAAGACCAATGGGTAAGCACAGCAAGGATCCCGCAGCTGAGGGCAGGGCCTTCGATAAGCGGTTCGCCGACAGTCAGGCTCGTGCGGCAAAGAAGGAAAAGCCTGCCGCACTCCCGCCTAAGCCTAAGAATCAGAGCGTCGGCATCCCCCAGAACGGTCCGTCCACGGGGGAGCCCAGTGAGTAAGCGCAAGGACTCCTTCGGAGTCGACGTCGAGGTGGGGGATATCGTTCTCTCCTGCCCTAAGCACAAGTGGTCCGCCAAGCCTGAGGTTGGGCGCGTGTCCGGAGTTTTCGACTCCGGCCGCGTGACTATCCAGGTCCCCGAGAGGGCTACCATCTACGCCTATCAGGAGGGCGCTCCCGATATCGAGCAGGAGTCCTACCGGTACGTTCCGGATGAGGATGCCAAGCTCGACGCGTGGGGTCGCAGGCCCTATAAGCGAGAGTCCTACACCCAGATGGTTAAGGACTACACCATCGTTGGGCACAAGTGGAAGTGGCTGCGCAAGCAGGCCGCCGACATCACCCTGATCGTCCTCCGCAAGGGGAGTGAGGCCAAGAAGGATCTCACCGAGACACTTGCCGAGAGGGTCGGGTTCAATGAGCTGACTCGCAACCTCGAACTGAACTACGATGCAGTCACGCCCGAGCTGGACTAGTACCTTCTTGGACATCGCAGGGATTATGTCTCAGCGAAGCACATGCTCCCGCCGTAAGGTGGGGGCTGTGCTGGTCCAAGACAGGCGCATCGTGGCGACAGGCTACAACGGACAGGCGAGCGGTCAGACCCACTGTGTTGATGGTGGGTGCCCGAGAGGAAAGCTCTCTCATGAAGAAGTTCCGCCCAATGCGGACTACAACCAATTCCCCTGTACGGCAATCCACGCGGAAGCTAACGCTATCATTCGCGCAGGACATGCGCTCACGAAGGGCGCAACGCTGTACATCACCACCGAACCGTGCCAGCAATGCTGGAACCTCATTCAAGGAGCAGAGATTGAGCGAGTCATCTGGTCGGACGGAGTCGGTACCCGAAAGCGTACTCCCTGACATTCCATGGATTCCGGCAGCTCTCGACGAGATGCGAGTGACGCTGTCCGAGAAGAATGCCGACTATAAGATCGGTGGAGAATTCAGCAACTTCGAGTTCGCTGCACAGGTGGCAGGTCTGACGCCTGCCCATGTCATGATTGCCCAGGTGGGCATCAAGCTTGGGCGCCTGATGGGGCTGCTTCAGTCCAATAAGGATCCGAACAATGAGTCGGTAGCCGACACCATCAAGGATCTCCATGGTTACGCTGCCATCCTCCATGCGTGGAGCATGAGGGCCGAGCACGTCGACGCGGGGGAGTGAGCAATGAAGATCTACGTAATCGGAAAGACGCAGGCTGACCTGTTTCCCTACATGGGTGACAGTCGTCGCGTCATGCCTGGCAAGGCTGATGGCAGCGCCTTCGAGGCGCGCCACAAGGGGATGGTCAAGGGATTCCCTGACACCGCATCGGAGGGCGAGGCCCTAATCGAGTTCGCCGGTCGACTGTGCTATGAATCCTTCGACATGCCGAACCCTAAGACTGCAACTCGGGCTGGCTACATCGCCAACATCCTAATGCAGAACCACGAGAGCGTGCTTGAGCACGTCTCTGTGACGTTCTACGTTGAGGGCGTCAGCCGGAACCTCAGCCATGAGCTGATCAGGCACCGTCACCTCAGCTTCTCGGAGCTGTCTCAGCGGTACGTCAACATGGAGGAAGCGAACTACATCGTTCCTCCGGCCTGGCGTCAGGGAATTGGTGGCGACTCCATCCCCCTCTCGGATTGCAGCATCGATCATGCCCAAAGGTACCGAGAGAACGTTGAGGGTGACCTCGATGCTGGCCTAACACGCAAGCAGGCGCGCGAAGCTGCGCGCTACTCCCTGCCCGCCGGTACGGAGACTAAGTTCGTCGTCACTGGCAACCTTCGGGCATGGCGTGACGTGCTCAAGAAGCGTGACAGCAAGTTCGCAGATGCGGAGATGCAGCTGTTCGCGAAGGAAGTCAAGCGTCAGCTTGGTGAGCTTTACCCGAACGCTCTCGGAGACCTGCATGAGGGTGGTAGTAGTTGAGAGACTGCCGGACGGCAGACTCCGTATGAGGATCGTGAATAAGGAGAAGTGACGTGACGGGTACGGACGCAACCGTTAGAGAGTTCGGCGGGTCACCGTACCCGGCACAGTACCGAGCCACCAGGAAGTCTGACGGCCGGTACTACATGGAGATTCGCTACGGGAAGCAGCAGTCTCGCAAGTGGATCCGCCCCCAGGATGTGATCTTCAAGAGGAAGGTCATTGAAGTGTTCATCGAGAAGGCGAGTGAACTGTGAAGTTCGAGCAAGAGAACCGGAAGTTCCGCCCTATGACCATCACGCTGGAGACTGCGGATGAGGCCCAGGCTCTCATCGATATCCTCGGTGGGGTGACTGGTGCGCAGGGGGATAGCCTGGCGTACAAGATTTACACGGCCATCGACAAGGCTGGCTTCGACTACGACCCCAACGCCTACACTGGCTCCCGTCGTCGCAATACCGAGGATGACGACTGATGCAGTTCATCCTTCAGATGTGGTCATGCATGCGATGTCATGCCGGTCCATATCCTGACTCGCAGCCGATCTGCTCACACTGTGGGTACGGAAAGAACGGCTGAACGCAAAGAAGAGGGCCCCCGAAAGGGGGCCCTCTTCTTATTCTGCTGCTGGAGTCACTGACTCCTGAGGATACGCTGGACCAGCCTGTCCACCACTGGAACCTGCATCAGTCGCGTAAGGACGGCAGACGTCGCAAGGATTGACGCTCCCACTCCAGCGGTAGCATTCAATCCCAGTGCGTCCACTAGCGCAGGGAGTGCGGGGATCAGCCCCAGAGTCACCTGCACCGTGGTTCGAATCGTCCTTGCCCATTCTTGCTTCACCTTACTTTCCTCGATTCTTCTTTGCGGCAGCTGCCTTCTTGATGACCTTCTTGGCAGTAGCCTTGCCCTTCTTGAGGGCCATGGCCTTCTCGCCTGGTGTTGGCTTCTTCGGGTATGGCATGTCACGCTCCATATGGAAAGATGCGTTCAATCTCTTCAGCAGTAGCATCATCGATGATGCCACTGGTACGGATGCCAGCGAGAAGCTGGAGTCCGCGAATGTGGGAAACTGTTCCGTCATCAAGGTCTCCGGTCTCCATGAGACCGAACACCCGCTGGAAGTATAGTACGGCCTCCCTATCGGAGTCGGTGACTACCTTATAGATCCTCGACGTGTACCAGGCGGGCTTCTTGTTGGGCATATCGTGCTCTGTCATGCCCCCACCTTTACTGCAATGCGATCCACTACGGACCTAACGCCCCTGACCTCAACCTTTACGGCTTCAACCTCGGCCCTCTGGGTCACCATCTCCTCAAGGAAGCTGACCCTGGTCTTGAGATCGATCAGCTCCGCATCCCTCTTGCCTAGCTCCTCCTGAAGTGTGTCGACCTTAGTCTGTAGTAGGCCAACGACTTCGACGGCGGTGCTTGCCACCTGTCCGGTGCCCAGCTTGACTCCACCGAAGTATCCTCCGGCGATGCCTGCTGCTCCGATCAGGACGTTGATGATGCTATTGGCGTCCATATGTCTCTCCCCTTAAGTGCTCTCGGCAACCGTCCTCATTACGACGGTTAGATAACCTCCAAGAGTGCCCTGATTCGGTCCCGGTGGGGCGGTCTGAATGAACTGCCAGTCGTCGATGACGACCTGAGTAACAAGATTCTCCTGTAGTTCCTGATACAGTACAACGTCGCCCGCTCGGGCGACTGCCTTGAAGTCCTCGAACCTCTCCCTGGCATAACCGTCGTATCCGATCCTCTGTCCGGTGCGGTCAGTCTCCTCGTTGAGGAGTAGGTAGGTGTGCGAGATGATCCTCTGGCGGATGGATCCTGGCAGCGCCTTGAGCTGCCAGCCATTGAGTACTCCACCAAAGGATGTGTCGGATCCTCGTAGCAGAGTGAACTTCAGCTTGATCCAGTTCTGCGGTCCGGCTGGAGTCTGGATACCAACGTCACCAGTTCCCGATGGAATCGTGGGGGAGTATGTGATGGCGGGGACTTCCCCGCCTCCCTCAGGAAGGATGGATACTGCCACGTTACCGCGCAGCGGTGATGGTGTCCTGATGCTGAAGAACTTGTAAAGCTTGGGCTCCTCGGTGTTGAACCTAATGCGTCCAGTCTCAAGGAATCCCTCAGCGAGTAGCAGGCTCGCCTCCTCCCTGTACGCAGAGATGCTATCGATAGTGAACACCTTGCGATTGGAGGCGCCGAACATGGTCACCGAACTGATGTGGTCATCGAAGCCGGGAGCGTAGATGTCACGGGCGTAGGCGTACCTCACAGCCCTCGTGGTCTGCTCCTGGATGGTTGCACCCAGGTCCACCCTGAAGAGGCCAGAGGCGCCATTGTGGGCGTTCTCAGACCCAACCCACATGAACCTGTCGTTGCCCACGATCCCCTCGCAGCCCCCGGTGGGCTCGAAGAGTAGTGGCCCATAGGCCACGTCTCCATTCTGGTCGATCTCTCCAACTCGGAATCCCTTGTTGGTTGCGATGCCCACAAACGAACCGACATAGCTGTAGATGGTGCGAATGATCTCACCGGAAGGCATGGTTGCAGTCACGCCGGACCAGGCCAGCACTGGAACGCCAGCACCAGTCACGGTTGGAGTGAACTTATGGATCTCAGAGGTGGTGCCAGAGTCTCCCGCCACATAGATGGCGGTCGGCCCATCGGTGATGGACTTCCACGTCCATGCATCATCCTGATGAGTGAAGGTTGGAGTGGGAAGGGCGGCCGGTGCGCCGCCCGTCACTAGCTGATAGACGGAGTTGTCGTGTCCGAGAATCAGGCGACCCTTGACGAACTCGATCTCGGCAGTGGTGTTCAGTGCATTGGTGTACAGCTGAGTAGGCGCTGCCGCGTCCACTCCATTCCATACTCCGTTAGCCCTGGCAATGAAGTACCTCTTGCCGGATGAGGTGATGTCTCGGATGTCCTGAAGGGTGACGCCGATGACGGAAACGTCGGCAGCATCAGTGACCTTCCTCAGCTCATCTCCCCTGACCAGCCAATAGGCGTCGACATTGGATGTGTCAACGAATCCACGAGCAATCAGAGGAAGCTTGGCCGTAGAGGTTCCAGCGGTGGACTGACGCAGTAGGCTCAGCGCACCAGCATTCCAGGGGTCAACCCCGAGGCTATCTGCAAACCTGAAGTTGAACTGGTTATCGTTGTCGGGATCCTGGTAGAGAACGCCAGCTCCACCCGTAAAGGTGGACTGGCTCCTCAGCCACCAGCCCTCAAGAGACTGCTCGCCCGGCTCGGCAAACGAGTCGAACTGCTGCTTCCTGATCTCAGCCATACGCTCAGTGTATGGGCGCTGATCATTAGTGGCAGACAGGAATGGAATGCCAGCAATAGCGTAGTCGTACGCGTTGTCCTGTAGGTTGTACTGCCCCTGAACGGCGGCCCCAAGGCCGCTGAGCTGGTATGGGATCTTACGTACGAGGGTTGCCATGCTTTACTCCTTACACGCAGGCGTGCCAGTCGGCAGGGATGGTGAGAGTACGCGACGCGCCTCCCGCATCCTGCATACGCAGGGTCATGCCAGTCGTAGTCACATTGAAGGCTCGCACGATGAGTGCCGAGCTTCCAGAGGGGAAGGTGGTGGTGCTAGAGATGGCGCATGTCACCTTGGGCGTGGACGGGAATGCGATTGGGAAGGTGACGTTGACATCCACCTGAGCGCTGGAAGAGAACACGAAGCTCTCCTGACCGACCTGCATCGGACGATACAGGATGCCGGTGGAAGTCTGAGTGATTCCACCACCAGCCGACACCGCTCCAGTGAGGGTCGACGTGCCGTCAACGACCAGGTTCGCATCAGTGTCAATGGTTCCCAGTGCGTGCACCGCACCAGCTGCTGTCACATTCAGGAGGTTGGTTCCAGCGTTGTTCCTCACCTGGAACACGTTGGCAGTCTGAGATGCGGCAGCATTGACGTCGAGAGTAACCGCAGCGGGAGAGATGGACGTAATGTTCATCTCTCCGGTAGCGCGCCAGAAGGCGCGTGCCGCTGCCCCGGAAGCGTTAGTGATGGTGAATGCACGCTGAGTACCACCAGCCGTATCATTCTCTGGGATCATCTCGTATCCCTGTGCGCCGTTCGTCAGAACGGTACGCACAGTTCCACTGGATAGAACCCTGAAGATGTCGGTAGTTCCGTCAGACTTGGTTGCCCTGAACTTGTAGAGAGCGCTAGAGGAGTCCGTGGCTGCCTTGTTGCGGGCCGTATAGGCACCCTCGGAGTTAATGACTGCAACCTCATTGGCTCCACTGTTGGGCTTTAGTACCAGGAGGTTGGTGGACGGGAAGGAGGCGTCGCCATTGATCGTGGTCTGCCACCCAAGACCACCGCTTCCAGTATTGAAGATGTCAATACGGTTGAGCGTGCCGGTTGCCATGTTGAGGGTCTTGTTGCTCAGGGTCTGAGTGGTGTCGGTACCGACCACTGCGGTACCGCCAGCAAGACCATGCACGCCAGTGCTGGCATTCTCGTGATTACGAGAGTCGGCGAAATCACGAGCCGAACTGACGTGCCTGACCCTTGCGCCCGAGTTGTGAGTGGCGGCGGAGGTACCGTCAATCGCTCGGGTGATGGTGAGAGTGGTACCGGCCGCGTTAGTGACCTCCACCAGCTCCTCGACGGCGCCTTCGTAATCGACTGCCATCGTGTATGGGTAGGTGACAGGCAGACCCGATACGGATGCGACCTGCATAGTAGTGTTTGCCGGTGCGATACCGGATACGAGTGTGGTCTCAGCAGCAACGCTGCTGTAGTAACGGACGGTCATGGCGCTCCCTTATCCGTTGAAGGTCTGGTAGGACTCGAACAGCTGCTGAAGCCTCGAACGCTCCTCCTCAAGCCTCTTGGAGTAGAGGGCAAGGAAGTACTGGGAAGCCTGGCTAGCCGCACTGGTAGGCACCAGCGGTGCCCGCTCGGTAGCCTCGATAGAAGACTGCTGAAGTCGTCCAGCCTCATAGGCTGGAAGGAGGCGCCAGATGGCGCCGTACATGATGAGATCCACGTATCGCTCAGGGAAGCCGGTGGAGGTGAAGAGGTCACCATCATTGGTCAGGAGCGTGGGAGCCTTGGTGTAGCTTGCTCGCACGTTCCTTCCGGGAACGATGCGGTCATAGATCTGTAGAGTCTTGCCGGTTGGCGTTGGAGTTGGCTTCACCTGGCCGGATGTGGTGCTGGCCATCGGATTGAATCGCCAAGACTGGACTGGAAACCATACTCCGGACGGGCCGATCGTATTGGCTACGACCTTGTACACATCATCCGCATCGGAGGGAATCGGGTACTCGTACCGAGCTGCCAGGTAAGGGAACTCGTACTGAGCGAACACCCACAGGTCTGGATAGACGCCATTGATGGCGTCGTTGATGGCCTCCTTGATCCTGACGCGAGGGAAGCGAGGATCGGAGGTGATGATGTCATTGGCTGCGTGAGTCGCGGCAACCGTGGCTTCGCGGCCACGTCCATTGACTCCCGCCATGACCATGCCCACTCCAGTGGTGTAGTCATAGTTCTTGGCCAGGATTAGTTCATCGCCGATCTCGATCAGGCCACGAGAAAGGCTCTTAGCGGTGCTGGGGTCAACGCTGAAGGTGGTGTCCGAGGCAGTCATAGGTGCCGTAAGGAAGGACACGGACGCCTGGTCCTTGGTGTAGCCGAGTAGCTGCTGCCTAACTCGGTCTACCAGATTGCTGAAGGTGACTGCCACGGTCACTCCTTAAAGGATAAATCCGTTTGCGGTAGCAGAGGCGCTGGTGGCGCCTCCTGTATTGAACTCAAGAGTAACGGCGTTGCCCTCTGGAGCCCTCACGACAACCTCGATCATGCAGCTGTCGGTCACTGTACTCAGTGCGAGCCCAGTCATGGAGAGCTGGTGAATGATGGTTCCCGTAGCGGGCTCAGCATTGGTGCCAACGACGACTTGTCTGCGTTTAAAACAATCAGACCGGTGTCGGAACCGACTGAAACGGTTCCTTCGACACGGACAGTCTTTTCTGCCATTGTTCCCCCTGTGCCAACCCTAGCTGACGCTCACGTCAAACATAGGCTTGTTGGCATCGTAGGCCCGACCCATTCGCTGAGACATTTCCTCAGCCTTCTGGATCTGTGCACCAGAAGTACCGGCAGGCTGAATGCCCTGCTTCCTAGCATCTCGGTACCTCTGAAGGTCACCATCGAATCGCTTTGACTTTCCGGTGTCCGCTAGGTTCGGATTGAGCTGAAGGTTCTTAGCCCTCATGCACGCCCCGAAGGTGGCGTGATCCTTGGTGGCGCATGAGGCTGAACAGTTAGTCACTGTTCTCTTCTCCATAGATTCCCTGACGGTACGAGCTGTGCTCGTGCCTCAGGTCGGCATGCTTGACGCGAGACATGACCTGATGTAGGCCGGTCTCAAGGATGCCCTTCTCGTTGTTCTCGATGTTGCTGGTGCGACCACCAGGGCCAGCGACACACATGTCATAGCCCGCGCATAGCGGGTGGTACGTGGGATCGCAAGCCTCCTTGGCCGGATTGTAAAGGTGAGCCATGACTTCTCCTTACGCTGGAGTGAAGTTAGCGGAGGTTGCGACACCGCTGCTAATGAGGTTTGCCTTGACCGTGTCGTTTACGATGTGCTCGTATCCTCCACGGAAGTAGTGAAGCCCTGCTGCTTCCGGCGTATAGTTGCCGAAGCCGTTGTTTGGAATGTTGGTAGCCCCAAGCTCGTTGGTGTACGCATCGTAGCGCACCTCAACATAGACGCCGGGGGAAGTCTCCTTGGTGGAGATTGCCCTCGGGATGCGGTAGCGCTCATGCAGAGCGTTCCACGCAAAAGGAGCCTCCTCCACGGTATTCAGGGTGTAAAGCCAGTTGGCCATGGAAGAGGCTCCAGTTCGTTAGACGATCTTATACAGGGAGACGTAAGACCAGGTGCGAATGTCTCCGCCACCAAGGTCCACCTCGAAGAAGCTACCTGCACTGTCGATGTTCAGGACATCGAGGTTGGTCGCTTCGGACCCGTAGCCGGTAAGCGTTACTCCGACTCCCCACTGAGGTGTTGGAGGCGTGACGTTTCCAGTCTTCACGAAAGACTGAAGGAACTTGACACTCACGACAACATGGTCATCGTTAGCGTCCTTGAACTCGAAGAAGTAACTGTCGCGCCCAACGACGGTGATGCCCGAATAGACATCACCGTCAATGAAGGCGTTCCCGACAGCCCCTGGAACCATGAGGCTCAGGGCCATGAGGGACTCCTAACTATTACGCGTTGGCAACCAGGTGCCAAGCGGATCCATCGCTTACGATGGTTGCCGCACCAGCAGTACCGGCAGCACCAACCGCAAGGGTGGTTGCTCCGTTGATGGTTTCCGAACCAGAACCGTCAAGCGTGACGGTCTGGGTGGCAGTTGCGTCACGCTTGACGGTGTACTGGCGCCCAGGCTGGACAGTAGCAACAGCCGGAAGGTTGACGGTTACGTTCGCAGCCGGAGCTGCGACAAGCAGAATGTAGTCATTCTGAGTGAGAGTGGTGGTCGCCGACACGGTACGAACAGTGTTGGCGGTGTTGTCGAGACCAGACATGTATCCTCCTTGGATACCAAAGAAGGGGGCAGCCTTAGCTGCCCCACTTCTCTAGCTGTTAGTTGGCACCGATAGACGATGCGGACTCGGCACGAATCAGTGCCTCCTGGCGATAGATGTTCCAACCGGCCACGCCGTACCAGCCGAGAGGCTGGAAGCGGGTCAGCTTGTCCACGACAGGACCGCGAACAGTGTGGAACTCCTCCGCGACAGCCTCGGCAAGCGCCTGCTGTCCGGTGAACAGAGTGTTGTAGACATCGACAGTTCCACCAGCACCAGCGTTGACCTGGATGGTGGAACGTGGGGTCTCGATGAAGACAACGCCCTCATACGCACCAATCTCGGATGCCCAGATGTTCTCGGCAGCGGAGTAGTTGTGCGGGTCACGCCATGCGGCGCTTCCGGTCTCAGCCTTCAGGTCGTGCGTAACGTCCGGGTGGGCGTACGCAGTGAAGAACGATCCCTTGTTGGGGTGAACCTTGTTGCCACGGAGCTTCGCAACAGCCAGGCGAACCCAGGTGGAGGCGAAGATGTCACCAGCGGCAGTTCCGACAGTGGTCTGTGCTCCGTTGTAGACGGGGCCAGAGGCACCGTTGTCACGGATGTAGTTAGTTCCGCCATCAAGGACGGCACGAACAACAACGTCGATCGAGTCGACAAGGTTCCACGCCACCTGGTCAACAAGACCGGCAGTGACGTCAGTGAAGCTGAACAGATCCAGCTTGTTGGAAACGAGGATAGAGTTACCGTACTCGTTGAGAGTCACAGTGACCTGCGTTGGGTTACCGGCCGCTACGGCGTCCGGGTCCACCAGCTCATTCAGGGGCGTGGTGGCAAGCGCAAGGTCCTGGTACAGCTCGAAGACTACGGAGCTACCCGGCATGCTCTGCTGAACAGGGCGCTTGTCGGCGACCTGACGGAACATGGGCTGTGCGCGGAGTGCGAACTCAAGCGCGCGGTCGTACGAAGTCTGGACGAGGTTGCCCATCGCCACAGTACCGGTAAAGGCGTTAGCCATACCTATCTCCTTATGGAGAGAGGGGCGTTAGGTTTAGCTGGGCAGATTCTGCCATGCAGCTAGGAGCCCCTTGAGATCAGTAGCATCAGCGATACGCCCTGCCGCCATCTCGGCATTGCCGAGAGGCGTTCCGCTCTGACCAGCCTCAGTCATGCGCTGGTACTGAGCAGCCGCTTCGCCCTCAAGGGCGGGCGGCGTATCACTTGTGTTTGGGGTGTTCGGAGTTCCCGAACCTCCGCCGAAAATACTCTGCATAGTGGTTGCCCACTCGCGGACCTTCTCAGGATCCGCCTCTCCCTTGTACTGCTCGGCGGCAGCGGTGGGAATTCCAAGCTCGCTGAGGGTGCCCTGAATCTTCTGACGCTGTAGATCCTGCTGAATGGCGGCCAGACCACTCTGGAGCTCTGCGTTCTGCTTCTTCATTGCCTCGTACGCATCTCGAAGTGCCTTAGGCCCGGTGTTTACGTTGTCTCCGGCCAGGTTCGAGTCGTCCTCAATACCCCAGTTGCTCATGTGTTCTCCTAGATAGGTTGGTGAACGCCAAAAGCCACGGCTAGGGAACCGTGGCTTCGCTCGTTCGAGTGAGTTACCGGTCTTTGGTTGTACAGTTCAGCCTGCCGGTAAGCGGTGAACTGGTACCCCGTGAAGGAATCGAACCTCCGTAGCCAGTTTGTAGGACTGGCGTTCTCCCATTGAACTAACAGGGCATAGTCTCGGAGGGAGTCGAACCCTCATTTCAGGTTTAGGAGACCTGACTGCGTCCATCACCGAGACAGCTGGTGTAGCAGGGATCGAACCTGCGCTCTGCGGATTAACAGTCCGCTGCCTTACCACTTGGCCATACACCATAGAGAGCCTCGTGAAGGAATCGAACCCTCATCACCTGATTACTAAACAGGTGCTCTTGACCATTGAGCTAACAAGGCAGAGTGATTCAGGTGGGACTCGAACCCACATCCCCAACGGTTAAGAGCCGACTGCACGCCCAATTGTGCGACTGAATCAGACAGAGCTGAGGTGACTAGTCTCCCAGCGAGGCAGTCATCCCCCTGATTGCTGGTTGCTCTGAGTACAGGTAGAAGGATTCGAACCCTCATCACCAGGTTCGTAGCCTGGCGTTCTCTCCTTTGAACTATACCTGCGGGGTGATCGGCGGGTTACGCTCCCGCCTCTCCTGGGTCACAGCCAGGCGCTTTGCTATTAAGCTACGATCACAGTGCCGATCCATGGAATCGAACCACGGTCCCCGGGGCTTCAATCCGGTGCTCTACCATTGAGCTAGAAGGGCAAGGCACCCCACCGGGGAATTGAACCCCGCCCACTAGATTGAGAATCTAGTGTACTGACCACTATACTAGTGGGGCAAGTTGTTACAGATACTCGGCGGGCTGCTACCCCGAGTAGTGCCGTGTGTAACACCGTTGTCCAGGTACCTAAGCTGGATCGTCTGCAACTCCGTACTCACGGACGGATTCGAACCGCCAACGCGCAGGGTCTAAGCCTGCCGCCTCTACCAATTGGGCTACGCGAGCAAAGCGCACCAGAAGGGATTCGAACCCTCGACCCTCCGCTCGACAGGCGGACGCTCTAGACCACTGAGCTACAAGTGCAGAGTATGGATGGTAGGAGTCGAACCTACTGCACAGGCCGTATCAGGACCCTGCTCTAACCGTTGAGCTACACCCAAGTGGACAATGACGGATTCGAACCGACTCTAGCTGCTTGCAAAACAGCCGTGCTCCCGTTGACACTAATCGCCCAAGAGATCCACCAGGGAATCGAACCCTGTTAGCGTGGGTTGCAGCCACGCTCATGACCATCATAGCAGATCGCAGTTGTGTGTCAGAGAATCGAACTCTGCAAGCCATTAGGCGCAAGGGTTACAGCCTCGCTTGTTTCCCAGAACCCACACAGCGGAAAGTAAAGGAATCGAACCCTCGGGAGTTACCCCGGCACGGTTTTCTAGACCGCTTGCGGACCGTTCCGCGCTACCCTCCAAAGCTACTCCCCCAGGATTCGAACCTAGAACGGGTGGTTCAGAGCCACCTGTGTTGCCGTTACACCAAGGAGTATGGCAAACCCGGTAGGTATCGCGCCCACATAGTTCGGCTTTGGAGACCGGCTAGCTGACTTCAGCTCGGGAATGTATGCGGCCGTCATCGGCCGCTAGCATGTGTTTAGTTGTCAAGTGGTGGCGGGTACCGGATTTGAACCGGTGACGCAGGGATTATGAGCCCCTCGTTCTACCAAACTGAACTAACCCGCAGAGCCTTATGCGAGGATCGAACTCGCGAACCTAGTTTGGAAGACTAGTGTGTTACCGCTACACCAATAAGGCAGAGTCTCTCTGGAAGGAATCGAACCTTCTTTGCCTGGTCCCAAACCAGGTGTGATGCCAGTTCACTACAGGGAGAGAGTACCCGAACTTAAGGCAGCGCGGGTACAAGTCGTACAGACAGAACCTTACCTTGCTCCTCCACGGCCAGCAAGTCCAGCGCGGGCACCACCTGCGGAGCCAGAGAACTGACCCTTCTCCTTCGAGATGAGTCCAGCTCGCTGCTGATTGGCCTTCACGCCACCAGTGAAGGTGGCCTCTTCAGCCTGACGCTGACTCCAGCCACCACCGTAGATGGCACCAAGAGTCTTGAGGTCAGTGAACTCGTCACCGATCTGAGCGTAACCCTGGGCTGCCTGCTCGGCAGAGATGCCCTGAGTTGCAAGGTTCTCAGCGTACTGCTGATCGAACGCGAAGCCACGCTCAAGTGCCTCAGATCCGATGGCCGCCGTAGCGGCCGTCTTCTGGATGAACGGAAGCGCCTTCTTGGGATCCAGGAAGTATGCAGTCAGTTCACCATCCGACAGACCCATCTGCTTGAGCGCAGCCTTGTACTGAGGGTTGGCCAGGACTGTAGCCTGAGTGGCCATCTCGACACGAGACTGAAGCTCGGTCGGGCTCATGTCTCCAGAGATGAACTGAGTGAAGTCATCGTTGGAGTCATAGAATCCCTTAGGCAGGCCAGACTGATTCATGATCTGCCTGTAGCTATTCTCGATGGAGAGATACTCGGCAGGTGATAGGACAGAGATGCCCGCCTTGCGGCGTGCCTCATTGGCTGCGAACCTCTTCTTGTACTCCGCCGTATCCTGTAGCAGGATTGAGATAG